CAAGGAAAAATCCGAAAGCAAAGACAAGAGTTAATTTATGCACAGCAGGAAAGGCAGAGAAAGATAATAGAAATATCTTCACTAGCAGTAGTAGCATTAGTAGCAGCAGCCCTGATGATCTGGATTGCTTCTGCAGTAGCAAGTAAGGTAAAAGCAGACGAACTCTGTGACAGCTTCAAGAGAGGGTATATGATCTGTGTGAACGAAGGGTACGATATGGCTCGTGCACAGACATTCGAAGGAAACCTTCCTAGGAAGGAGAGATTTATTAATTGTAGGTTTGTAGGACATAAACCTATTTTAGATAGAGAAGATAAGGTAGTAGGCATGACGTGTAAATATAAATATCCAAACGAGGACAGCTTTATGTTTGTAACACCCGGCCCTAGATACCAATGTCCTATGAATTTAACCTGTACGATAACTAATTAATAAAGAAAGGAAAGAAGATGTCAAAAAAAACAGCAGCTGAAAAAATGGCAATGACAGAAGCTATGTTAGATTTTGATTCTATGGCTAAAGATATTGTTAATGCTAAAACTCAAAATAAAAAATTTAAAGCTATGGACAGATTATATAAAAGATTGCAAAGTCAAGGTAAACTTAGAGATATGATAATAGAAAAAGCTACAAAAAAAGCTAAAAAAGCTAAAAAACCTAAACCTATGACTCCACCAATTCAACCAACTCGACAAACTCCACCAACTGGGTATAAGAAAAAAACAGGCGGTAAAGTAAAGAAAATGATGGGCGGAGGAAAAGTCCATATGAAAAAGAAGAAGAAATAATTGAAAAGAACAACATCTACTATCCCATTTGGGTATGAACTATCAGAGGATAAAAAAGAATATATTCCTATAGAGAAGGAATTAGAATTGTTAGAAAAGGCGTTTACTTTCGCAACTAACTGTGGGCCTGCAAAAGCAGCACGATGGCTGTCCACAGCATCGGGTAGGAGAATATCCAACCCCGGTTTGACAAAACGAATGAAAATAGGTGTACATTTAGATAGATGACTGAAGAAATAGAAAAACCTAGAAGAGGAAGGCCTCCAAAGAAAGAAGGAGAGCCTAAAACGAGCTATAACTGGTCTATGAAGATGAAAGCTAGACTTGCAACTCAAAGACAGCTTTCAGAAAAACGTAGAAAAGCGGAGAAATTGACTAAACAGGCTAAGAATGCCAGAAGAAAAGTAAAAGAAGCTCAAGAATCTGCCCAGAAAATAGACAATGCTCTAAAGGGAAAACAGAAGTCCGTTAGTGTAATTACCAACGAGGACTTGAAGAAGGTGCCTCTAGCTGTACGAGAGCATTTACAGCATCATGATGTAGTGTTCAGGCCTAATGAAGGCCCTCAAACTACATTCCTAGAGTCACCCGAAAGAGATGTTTTGTACGGAGGAGCAGCAGGAGGTGGGAAATCCTATGCATTATTAGCAGATGTTCTGAGAGATGCATCAAATCCCAACCATAGAGGCTTGCTGTTAAGAAGAACACTAGCTGAATTGACCGAATTGATAGACAAAAGTAAGCAACTCTATCCAAAAGCCTTTCCCGGAGCTGTGTTTAAAGAAGCAAAAGCTACTTGGCACTTTCCATCAGGGGCTAGAGTATGGTTTTCATACGTAGATGATGACCGAGACGTTACCAGATATCAAGGACAAGCGTTCAATTGGATAGGAATAGATGAAATTACACAGTATCCCACGCCTTACGTGTGGAATTACTTACGTTCTCGACTGAGAACTACTGATAAAGATTTAGGAATGTACATGAGATGTACAGCAAACCCGGGAGGAGTAGGTGGTTGGTGGGTAAAAAAGATGTACATCGACCCAAATCCACCAGATGACCCATTTTGGGCGAAGGATTTTGACACGGGTAAGGTTTTAAAGTACCCAACTAACCATCCAAGGGCCGATCAGCCGTTATTTTTACGCAAATTCGTGCCTGCGAGGTTGACAGACAACCCATATCTGTTTGAAGATGGTCAATATGAGGCGATGTTGATGTCTCTGCCTGAAATAGAGAGAAAAAGGCTGTTAGAAGGGGATTGGGACGTGGCAGATGGCTCTGCTTTTACTGAATTTAGCCGTGAAACCCATGTTGTAGAGCCTTTTGAAGTGCCATTAGGCTGGACAAGGATACGATCAGGCGATTATGGGTATTCTTCACCTTCTTGTATTCTCTGGGGAGCTATAGACTGGGATAATAACATATGGATTTATAGAGAACTCTATGTAAAAGGGTTCACAGGTGAAAGATTAGCAGATATGATACTACAATTAGAAAAAGAAGACCCTCAGATGCAGTTGACTACTTTAGACTCGTCCTGCTGGAACAAAACTGGATTAGGGCCTTCCATAGCAGAAACAATGATAAGGAGAGGAGTCAGGTGGATACCTGCAGACAGGAACAGAATTGCAGGGAAGATAGAAGTACACAGAAGATTAGCCTGTGATGACCTTGGTAATCCTAGGGTTCGCTTTTTTTCTACGTGCAACAATACAATCAGGACTTTACCTACATTACCCATATCTAAGACTAATCCTGAAGATGTGGATACGAAAGCTGAAGACCATGCTTACGATGCGTTGAGGTATATGGTAATGAGTAGGACTTTAATGAATGTTCATTCTCCGCATAGGATGATGAAGCAGACACAGCAATATGAACCACAAGATCAGGTATTTGGGTATTAAAAGATGGTAAAAGAAGCACCAGTTATTATATTACAATTTATGGAAAAATTATTTCCAGATGGTAACATACCATCGGAAAATGATATTCTTGATAAGATAAGAAAAGGTAACTACACTGTTAGGGACTCTCTTATTTATAAATTATATCAAGAAGGTGTGCAATTTGGATACGGTGACAAATTTACTGATCCAGATGCTGTAAAAGTGTTAGAAACAAAGTTTGGAACAGGCTCGGGAGGCCCACAAGTTTTTGAAATAGCAACAACATTAGAAAGAGCAGATGCTTTAGATAAACCATACTTTGAATTTTTTGGTGTAAGTCCTGCAGAATCTGAAGCAAAAACAGGAACTAAAGGTATTAGAAAAACTCATCAAAACTTAGATAATATTACAGCACTTGCATATTCTGAAGCTGGCAAGAAAATGCCTAGAAGCCCAATTACCACAGGTTACAAAGAAAAGGCTAAAACTAAAAAAATAAAAACAAAAGCAGAAATGGGTAGATACCCTCCAATTAAAACCATTTGGGAATCTGTTACTAAGGCTGCTAGTAAAATGCCTAAGAACATTTCTACTGCTTTTATATTTCACAATACAAACCCAATGAGAATTGAAGATTTATTAGGTTTTACGGTAGATCCTGAAGTTTCTCAAAGGGGAACAAAAGGTGTTTCTAGACCTCTATTACAAAAACTACCAACCGGAGAGTTTGAACTTACTCTACCTGCAAACCCAGTCGGTAGAGAGAAAAAATATTTTAACTCTTTTATATTAAATGAATTACAAACAAATATGGTAGAATCTTTGTACGAAGATGCTATGAAAGAGTACCAAGAAAAAATGAATTACCTATCTAAAAAAGGTAATACCATAGAATCCTATAATGCAGAATATAAAAATAAAATAAAATATCCAAACGGACAGATATTTGGTAATATAAGTAAAAAAGCATATAACGATGCTGTTGTAAACAATTTAGGCCCGATACTTAATAAATATTCTAGTGTTGTAACCGGTGTAAACGGTGCGGCAATAGTAAGAAAAATACAATCAGACACACTTATTAAATTATATGGTAAAGAAGCAGCTCAATTGTTTTTAGGTCATAAGTTAGCTTCAAAAGATGTAATAGACAAACACTACAGGTCTCAAGGATTGGTTAGAGACCCTCTAGCAACAAAACATGCAGCAAATGATGTTATTAACATGTATACTAGTAAGTATACAAACACAATAGGTCAACTTTTAAACTTAAAAGATGGTTTTAAAATTTTATCTCTATCTAATGCTAATATATCTAATAATAAAATAAATTTAGACATTAATCCTGAAAAAAATCAATCAACAGGGAAAATTATTAAAAAAACTGAAGAAGAAATTAGATTAGATCAAAAAGAAAGAGAAGCACAGACAAAAAAAAATATTGCTCAACTAAAAAAAGAAACAGTTGAAACAGGTCTAGATACCACAGCAAAAGAAAAACTGTTAATACAACAACAAGAAGATTTAAAACAAACAAAACAACAAATATTAGAACAGACTCCTGCTAAAGTTGATGACGCAAAAGTAGACAGTAAGATGAGAAAAAAATTAGACGATATTGAAAAGGCTGGAGGTTCATGGAAAGACCTTTTTAAAAAAGGTGGAGGCAAACTTGGACTAATAACTGGTATTGGAACTGGTATTGGAACAGGAGTAGGTTTAACAATGTTTTCAAAAGATGCTAGAGCAGGAGATGTTATAAGTGCTATTGCCCCTATAGGAATGGAGCCTAGTTACATAGGAGGAAGAGGTCAAGGACTTAAATACCCCGGAACTGACAATATATTAACGGGTGAAGAAGAGCAACTACTACGAGAAAGAAATCCAGAATTGTACGAACAAATGGAGCTTGCTTTTAAAAGAGACCAAGCATACGAACAAGAACAAGAAAAGATAAAAAAAGAGTTTAAGAAAGAAGAACAGGCAAAGGAAATGAATAGATTATTTTCTGAACCATTAATGCCGTAATTAATTTTAACAACCAAAAAAGGAGGTAAACATGCCATACGGTAATCCAAAAGCATATAAATCAGACTACATCATGGGCCAGATGAAGAAGCAAGGCGAAATGAGTGAAGTTGGTGAAAAGCTATACAGAGAAAAACTGGATCCGAAAGTAATGGGCGAGAACAGCGGAGCATTTAAGCAGACTGAAGATTCTAAATCTGCTTCTGGTAGTGCTCATATGAAGCAAGCCGGTTACATCATGGGTCAATCAAAAAGAGTAAAATAAGTTAGGATAAAAAATGAGTGATCCTCAAGACGTATCAGAAGACATGTCTCTTGAAGATGCACCCGGACTAGTAGGGTACATCAAAGAGAAACAACGAGAAGCTGAAGACGGTAGGCAAGTACATGAAGAACGATGGTTAAAAGCTTATAAAAACTTTCGAGGTATTTATGATAGTACTACGCAATATACTACAAAAGAAAAATCAAAAGTATTTATAAAAATAACCAAGACAAAAGTACTTGCTGCCTACGGGCAGATTGTAGATATCTTATTTGCTAATAAGAAATTTCCAATTACTGTGGAGCCTACACCTGTGCCTGAAGGAATAGCAGAATTTGCACATATGGTAACTCCTCTTGATCAAGCTGTTCCTACTGATCCTTATGGTTTTAAAGGAGACGGAAGAGAATTACCTCCCGGTGGTTTAGAAGCTAATGCAAATAATTTAGACTACCTAGGAGGTTTATCATCAAAATTTGAAGGTGCACCTATTGCTGAAGGTAAAGCTAGGATGGGTGAACCACAAATATCTCCTGCACAGGAAACAGCTTTGAGGATGGAAAAAGTAATACACGATCAATTGATGGGTTCAAATGCTATTTCTACACTTAGAAATGCCATATTTGAATCTGCTCTATTAGGTACAGGAATTATAAAAGGCCCATTTACACATACAAAAACTGTACATAAATGGGAGAGTGTAGAAGGAGAAGGTAAAACATACACACCTTATTTTAAAGACGTGCCTAAAATAGAATCTGTATCATGTTGGGATCTCTATCCTGATCCTCTAGCAACAAATGTAGATGACTGTGATTATATAATTCAAAGACACAAGATGAATAGAGCACAGCTTAGAAATTTAATGGACATGCCAATGTTCAATCCTGATGCTATTCGAGAAGTTTTAGAAGGTGGCGGTAACTACCAAGATAAGTATTATGAGAGTGTAATACGAGATGAAGAACAAGTACAAACAGGGTCTGCTGATAGATACGAAGTTTTAGAATACTGGGGTTGCATGGATTCTACTTTTTTAGAACAAGTTGGTGTAAACACTTCTGAAGTAGATGATTTAGGACAAGTACAGGCAAATATTTGGATATGTGGAGGACAGGTTTTACGAGCAGTAATAAATCCTTTTGTACCTATGCGTATGCCTTATCAAATATTTCCTTATGAAATAAGCCCTTATCAAATATGGGGCATTGGAATACCAGAAAATATGGAAGATGCACAGATGTTAATGAATGGACATGTGCGTATGGCAATTGATAATTTATCTCTGGCAGGTAATATGGTTTTTGATGTTGATGAAACATCATTAGTTCCCGGACAGAATTATGATATATTTCCGGGTAAGATATTCAGAAGACAGTCTGGCGTTACAGGAACTGCAGTGAACGGGATTAAATTTCCTAACACTGCAGGAGAAAACATACAGATGTATGATAAAGCTAGACAGTTGGCTGATGAAGAAACTGGGATTCCCAGTATTATGCACGGACAGACAGGCGTTACTGGCACGGGCAGAACAGCAGCTGGCCTATCAATGTTGTTAGGATCAGCTGGCCTATCAATAAAGACTGTTATTAAGAATTTAGATGACTATCTTTTGAAACCATTGGGTGAAGCACTATTTCAATGGAACATGCAGTTTAATAATGAACAACCTGATATTGTAGGAGATTTAGAAATAAAACCAAAAGGTGTATCTTCTGTAATGCAGAAAGAAGTTCGTTCTCAAAGATTAACTGCTCTATTGCAAACAGTGGCTAATCCTATGTTAGCTCCTTTTATTAAGATTCCTAATCTTATAAAAGAATTAGCAATTTCACAAGATATTGATCCAGACAGTCTGGTAAATGATATTAACCAAGCTCAAATATACGCAGAAATGCTGAAAGGAATAATGCAAAATGTCCAACCAGAACAACAACCAGAATCAGGAAGTCCTCAAACAATTAGCCCCGGTGGTCAACAACCCACAGGTATGGGAGCCCCTCAACAAACTGCTGCAGGGCCTTCACCTACAGACATTACAGGGACTGGTAACGGCACAATCGGAACTGGAGGTGTACCGACTGCAGGGGAGAGCCAGTTTGCTGGCAATGCTCCTCAACTTGAAGACTAATTTTGATCAAATGAAAAAGGAAGATAAGAAAAAATAATGGCAACGGTAGATCAAATTCTTAATTTAAATTTTGACCAACAGTATGGGCTTAACAAAGGTTTGCCTACTGAAGAAATTGCTATTTCTGAAAGAGGTTTTAAAGAACTACCTGTTAAAATTAAATTAGCTGAAAAAAGATCAGATCAAGAAGAATCAGATGTTGATGAGAAAAAGGTAGATGATGCTACAAAAGCCTATAAAGCATTAGTAGGAGAAACTAAAATAGGAGATATACAGCCTGTTAATTTAGGAGTATCAAGATTACCTAACATAGAAGGACTGCCTCAAATGGCTTCTATAGATCCTAATGCCAAGTTAGATTTTAGTGCTGCGGATGTAGTTATACCTAAACAAAAAGATCCTACTTTTATGGAAGCTAATGAGATAGAATTTGAACCTATGCAAGATTTAGCAGTTCAAAGTTCTGCAGGAATAAAAGCAGCAGAGTTTGTTTCTAGTGATACTGGTCAGGATGTCATATCTACAGGTATGGATTTTTTAGGTATAAGTAACAAGCCTGTAAAAGAAATAGGAAGTTATCAACTTCCCGGTTATCAGTCAGCTGCACAAGGTTCTCAAGCTATGAAATTAGCTGATATGAGAGGTAGTTCTAGTTATTATCAAACCTCAGGAGCACCAACTCTTACAGGTCAGTTAGCTGGAGTAGGTAGTGCTGCTTTAGGTGCTTATTCTGCATATGATGCTTTAAAAGGAGGTATAGACAGCCCACAAGAAGGATTACAATTTGTTGGAGGTACTTTAGGAACTCTTGCAGGATTACAAACAGCAGGCATCATGGCAGGTTCACAATTTGCCACTATGATGGCAGGGCCTGTGGGATGGGCCATAGCAGGTGCTAGTTTTTTGGCAGCATCAGGTATTCTTGGAGGTAAAGGTAATAGTAAACCTCCTATGGGTGGTGTAGAATTTAGATTGGTTGATGATGCAGGTAAACAATATGCCTATCCACAAGAAAATAAAAATTTAAAAATAAAAGCTGTAAACGCCCATAGTTACAATGGTTTTAATTCAGGTGCTATGCTAAACCAAGCAAACAAAAACGTAGATTACATGTATGCATTTGCAGATCATTTTGGTTTGAAAGTAAATGAAAAAGCATGGTCACAGGCAGCGTTTGGAGGAGATGGTGTAGATAAATACATGCCTAGAGGAGGACAAGCTCCATATAGAAGTGTATTAGAAAGAATAGACTCTGCAGGAGATGGTTCTGTAAGTCCAAGTGAGTGGTTACGACATGCCATGGAATATGAAGGGCCAAATGGAGAGAGAATAGTAGAAGGTGATATTTACAAAGGAACTAAAATAGGCCCCGATGGAATGCCAATGAAAGTAGGATATAAAACACAAGAAGCATTTCAACAGGCAGTGGCTAATTTTAATCAACAATTTTACGCATAGAAGGAGAAAGAATGTTACAATTTTTAAGCCCGATAGCAAACATAGCAGGAACATGGTTGAAGGGTAGACAAAAGAAAGCTGAAATTAAACAAAAGTTAGCAGTAGCAAAGATAGAAGCACAAGTAAAAAGAGTGCAAAGCGATGCAAATTGGGAAGAAAAAGCAATGGATGCTTCTGCAGATAGCTGGAAAGACGAGCTCTGGACAATTTGCTTTATCTCCATCATAGTAGCGTGCTTCATTCCTGCTTGCCAACCATATTTATCTGATGGGTTTAGATTCTTAAGAGAAGATTGCCCTGATTGGTTAAGTTGGGGTATCCTTGCAAGTATCGGTGCTAGTTTCGGTTTGAAATCAATAGGACAGTTTAAAAAATGATAAATGAAGAGACAAGAGAAAAACTATTAGAAAAATTAATATTGCATGAAGGCATGCGATTGAAAGTGTACGATGATGCAAATGGGAATGAAGTGAGGGCTGGAGATACTCTCATAGGACATCCTACTATTGGTGTAGGTAGAAATATCGCAGGAGATGGTCTTGGCATTACAGAAAAAGAAGCAAAAATGTTGCTGTCTAATGATGTAGACAGAGTATTAAAAGAAATAGACCATTGGAGTTTTATAAAAGAATTAAGCGAAGTTAGAAAAACTGTAATTATAGATATGGTATTTAATATGGGTGTATCTAGGTTCAATCAAAATCAATGGCCTAATTTCTTTCGAGCTGTAACAGAAGGAGATTTTAAAAGGGCTAAAAAAGAAATGCTGGATAGCAAATGGGCTGGTCAGGTAAAAACAAGAGCAAATATTTTAGCAAATATGATGGAAAGTGATGAATGGCTATAGATAATCAACAGATGATAAATGGCGTACAGCAACCGGAACAATCTGTGCCTATGGGAGAAGAACAGGACAGACCTATACCAATAGGAGAGATGGATTTTCAATTCTTAACAGAAAACGATCCTGCAGTAGAACCACAGAATGCAGCTCTTAATATGAAAGAAAATTTAACACCAGAGGAACAACAAGAAATAGCAGGATTAGTTCCTTACGTAGAAAGATTTTTTGTGCTTAATTATAAAGCAGAAACTGGAGAATATCCACCCGAACCCGTCATGGAACCTGAAGGTGGTGGAGGTATAACTATAGATGAATATAGAAGTATGAGTGATGAAGAAAGACTTGCTAACTCTACAGAAGGACAAGAGGTATCTTTAAATTTAAAACCAAAATCTTCGTTTGATAGAAGTCCTAGCCAGCTGCCACAAGCACTTCCTGTCGGAGCACCAAAGATGGAACAACCTGTACAGCAACCGATGGAACAGCCAGCAATGCAAGCAAACATAGGAGGAAAGATTCCACCGGCTAAAGTTCAAACAGACAAGGCAGCCCCTAAAGATAAGGAAGCTGTACCTGCAGGCCCAGTAGGCGAAATAAATGTAGAAGGAAAAGATAGATCAGGCGTAGCTGATGATATACAAACTAAAAGTGACGGTTTTGTATTGAGTAAAGGTGCAGTAATTGCAAATGGCAAGATGTACATTAGAGATGTCATACAAGATGCTATTGATAATTTAAATAAAAAAGGTGTACGGGTAGATATAGATAAGATACCGGAAAAAGCAGAAGATATATTAATATCAAACGGTGAGATTGTAATACCTGATATTATAGCACAGGAGATAGGATATAAAAGACTTGAAAAGATGAATAATAGAGGTAAGGAACTTACAGAAAAATTAATAGCAGAACACGAGCAACAACAAGGACAGCAACAGCAAGCACAGTTAGTACCGGGTTTTCAAGATGGAGGAGATGCTGCTCTTACTGAAGAACAAATAAAAAATAGAGATCATATTTTAAAAGATTTGGGAGAAAGAAGAGATACAGAAGAACAAGCAAGTGCTATGAACATGGAAAATCAAATGAAGCATGCTTTACCTGAAACTAAAATAGAAAAACCAAAAATAGATAATGTTGAAACAGCTAGAATTGATACTACACCAGAAACTATTTCAGTGGAGCCTGTTCCTTTTTCAAAAGTAGATTTTGAATTATTTAAAATAGGATATAAAGGACATAATCCAACTGTAAAAACAATAAGAGATGTAAAATGGGAAGCAAATGTTTTAAATCAATTTGATACAATTAAACCAACAGCACAAGTAACAAATGCTATAAACTCTGTTCTTCCAGCTTTTAAAGAACTAGAGAGACATAATTTATACAATAGAGATTTTTTTGAAAAACTAGCAATAGTTGAAAGTAATTCTGGAGATCCTAAACAAATGATTTCTGACACTGACGACTACGGTGTTTTTCAAATTAACATAGATGCAATAGGTAAAACTTTTAATGATGAAAGTTCATTTAATAATTCTTTTAAAAAATACTACAGCGATAGAGCAGCACAAGTTACAGGATATTCTGCGGATAAATTAAAAGAATTGTATAATGCAGACATAGAGAAATTTAAGGATTTATTAATTAAAGATCCTAAACTGAATTTAGCGTTAGCAATAGCCGGATCAATCATGCCTAATTTAGATTCACAGGCAAATATGAAAATGGCTAAGAAAAACGACTAAAAAACACCCAGCCACCCGAATTGCCTCGGCACTGGGTTTCTACAACCAAAAGCAGCCACCCTCAATTATGAGGCACTGAGAAAGGAAAATAAAATGGCAAAAAAAGGAAAGACTAATACACGCAATAAAGCATCGGTACTTGAAAGCGATCCTCGTGTAAATATGTACGAGGGGAAAGATAGAGTACTAAAAACTGAAGATGACGAAATTGAAGAAACTGAGGACACTAACATCGAGGCCACGATGGAAGCCACTCCTGAAGTAGAAGGTTTTATGGATTCTTCCAAGCCAGCTCCAAAAGAGCCGGAAGGAGTTCAAGGAGACCCCGAAACTGAAATTAGGTATAAGAAAAGATACGATGACCTTAAAAAATATTACGATCAGAAGCTGTCCGAATGGAAGCAGGAAAAGGAAACTCTAGAAGCACAGAAGAAAGCTATAGAGGAGCCTCAACCTAAATATGCTCCACCAAAGACACCTGAAGAACTTGATAGATTTAAAGAGCAATATCCAGACGTATACCAAGTTGTAGAAACTATATCTCACAATATGGCTTCTAAACAAGTAGAGGATCTTCAAGCTGAAATAGGTAGATTAACTGAAAAAGAAAAGAAGACTAAAGTTCAGTCAGCCTACAGACAGCTTCTGAACAATCATCCGGATTTTGAAGAGATAAAGACTTCTCAAGAGTTTTTAGATTGGCTTGAACAACAGCCCAAAAGCATTTCTGAAGGTATTACCAAGAACAATACCGATCCTGTTTGGGCAAGTAGGACTGTTGATTTATATAAAGCGGATATTGGTATAAATAGGAAGCAGACCTCTAACAGGTCTAAAGACGCTGCGAAAGCTGTAACTAAGTCTGCCGCAAGGGACATTAACACTACAGGCAAGAGTGGTAGGACATGGAAGATGTCTGAAATTCAAAAACTCAAACCTTGGGAGTTTGAGAAGTATGAAGCCGAGATTGATCAGGCTGCAAAGTCTGGTCGTATTGATAACGATAGCTAATATTAAGGAGGAATTATGGCTACAATGGCAAGAGCTGGAGGCTACAATAACCTTGCAAAAGGAAATTGGGCACCAGCTATATACAGTCAAAAAGTTCTCAAATATTTCCGTAGGGCATCGGTTGTAGAAGCAATTACAAATACTGATTATTCCGGGGAAATCGAGAATTTTGGCGATACTGTCAACATAATCAAAGAACCAACAATTACTGTTGCTTCTTATGGTCGTGGTACGACAGTAAATACGCAAGAGCTTACTGATGATCAAATCCAGATGACGGTAGATCAAGGTAACTATTTTGCATTTAAGGTTGATGATATCGAAGAGAGACAGTCTCATGTAAACTGGGAAGCTCTTTCTACATCAGCTGGTGCATATGCACTAAAAAAGAACTACGATTACAATGTTCTTAAAGCGATTGCTGATAATGCAGCTACCGATAGTAATTTAGGTACTGCAGGATCTGCGGTTTCTATCAATGTAGTCAATGAAGCGTTGAATATGCTAAGTACAGCACAACAAATTCTTGATGAAAATGATGTACCTGAAGAAAATCGCTGGTGTGTGGCACCTCCACAATTCTGGACACAAATAAGATTGGCAAAAACTGACGCAGCTGGAACACCTGCAATATTGGATGCAGCAGCTACAGGTAATCAATCTGCTTTGATGAACGGAAGAATAACTGACAGAAAAATACATGGTTTTGATTTATTTCAATCCAATACTATGGTCGTAGGTTCAGCAGGATCAGCGGGAGCTGCAACTTTTGGGCCTTCATCAACTTCTGGTGAAATGTACGTTCTGTTTGGTCATATGTCTGCTGTAGCAACAGCATCTAGTATCGCCAAAACAGAAGTAATTCGTGATCCAGATAGTTTTGCAGACATAGTACGTGGACTTCATGTATTTGGTCGTAAAGTATTGCGTGGATCTGGTTCAGGCTATAAAGGCGTGTTCGCAGGTGTCGCAGATTTTAACTCATAATTGGAGGAATGAAAAATGGCTACTTGGACAATTACAGGTGGTGGGTCGACTGGTCATAACTCCAGTTCACCTACCGTTAAAGTTTACAGTGAAATTGTTGACTTTAGCGAATTTACAACAGCAGCAACTGACGTTGTAGAAGTAATAGAATTGCCTGCTAACTCATTAGTTCTATATGCAGGTATGGATGTCTTAACTGCAGATAGTTCTGGCAATTCTAATCAATTATCTCTTGGAGATGGAGCTGATGTAGACAGATATGTTTCTGCATCTACTCCTACTGCAGGGATGGAAGTAACTAGAGCTAGAGCAGGTGATTCCAGTCTTGGAACAACATCTGTTGGCTATGGTTATTATGCAGCAGCTGACACTATTGATATAGTATCTTCAGCTGGTGTAACAACTACAGCTAAAGTAAGAGTATTCGCAATCGTAGCAGATTGTGATGGACATGGCGACAATGAAAGTCAAAATGTAACTTTTGCTTCTTAACATGCTACTTGGTAGAGGGGTTTCGGCTCCTCTGCCTTTTAATTAGAGGTTTATATGACAACAATACATAAAATTAATTCCCCAGCGTGGAAAAAATTAATAGTAACAAAAAGAGAAGAAAAAAATAATCCTGCTACGATTAAAAATAAAAACCCAATAGAACATGAATTAGATGATAAAATAGAATTACGAATTAAAACTATAGAACAAAGTGTAAATTTAATATTAAAGAAATTAGATAGAATAGAAAAATCAAATAATACGGAAATAGCATAAGATGGCAACTACTTACTTAACATTAGTTAATAATGTACTAAACGAAATGAATGAGGCTGAATTGACTTCTAGTACTTTTTCAAGTAGCAGAGGAATACAGACAGCTATTAAAAAGTTTGTATTAAAAGCTATGCACGAGGTGTATAATTCAATATCTGAAATACCAGATTTATATAAATCTACTTTTCAAGTTACGAATGCAGGACAGCGTACTTACAGCCTGCCTTCTTCAGCGTCTCCTCAAAGTGGAGATTTAGCGTATAGAAAAATAGATTGGGATTCCTTTCGCTTGGTACCAAAAGAATTAATTACTAATGGAGAGTTTACTTCTGACATATCTAGCTGGACAACTATAGCTGGAGAAGGTAGTGCTGCATATAATTCAGGAGGAAATGGTAGATTACGTTTGAATGATTATGCTGCATATCAATCATTTTCTACTGTGAAAGATACTACATACAGAATACAGGTACGAGTTTTTGATTCTGAAAGTGTAGGACAGGCTTTGAAAGTACAAGTAGGTACTTCTGCTGAAGATACTACAAATTTAAATACAACATTAACTGTTGAAGATTTTGGTGCTGGTAATGTGTTAGATACAACTTTTACAGCAACGGCACAGACAACTTTTGTAACTGTGAATAACACAAGTACAGCAACCAATTTAGATGTAGATTACATACGAGTTTCTGAAGATATAGGCGTTAATAAGTTAGAATATATGACTTACGATGATTGGAGTAAACGCTTTCTTGAAAGAGATTTAGCAAATGATGATTCTGTTCTCGGTAAACCTACTCATGTTTATCCTACACAGGATAAAAAATTAGGTTTATCACCTGTGCCTGATAAAAGTAATTACAGCATTCAATATGAATACTGGAAAGTCCATACGGATTTATCTGCACACGGTGATACTATGGATTTAGACGACAGATTTAAAGACGTAATTATAACAAGAGCTAAATATTACGCACATATACTTAGATCAGATGCTCAAGCTGCTCAGATGGCTCATGCTGAATATCAACATCAGTTACAGCAGATGAGGTCTGAATATATTAATACAAAATCTTATATGACAGATACAAGGATTCATGTAAATGCCTGATACCAGTGCTATATCACCATTTAAAGCAAGCTGTTCTGGAGGTTTGACACTTAACAAAGATGTGTTTGCCATGCACCCCGGAGAAGCATTACAGCTTTCTAATTTTGAACCTGATATAACTGGTGGGTATAGAAGATTAAACGGTACTACTAAATTTAATTCAAACATCGTACCTCAAGTATCTGAAGCAACAGAAAGAGTTATGTTCTGTGCTATTTTTAATGATATAGTAGTAGCAGGACGAGGTGGGACTGTCTATACAGGAACTACAAGTGGTAGTTGGACAAGTAGAGCTACAAGTAAGGGAACTACATACACCTATGATTTTGATAAGTTTAACTATGCCGGCACTGACAAAATAATTATAGCTACTGGAGCTGCGGCTGCATTTACTTTAGATACAAGTTACACTGAAGATATAATTAATGCTACTGGTGGAGGAACAGCACCTACTAATCCTAGGTTTGTAAAATCCTTTGCTAACCATATGTTCTACGCAGGTATGAGTAACAGCAAAGCTGAAGTTATATTCAGTGCACCTTTTGCTGAAGATGATTTTACTTCTGGTAACGGAGCAGGTTCTTTTAAAATAGGTACAGAAGTTACAGGAATGAAAGTATTCCGTGATGAATTATTTATCTTTGGAGAATCCAGTATTTATAAACTTGCAGGAACAAGTTCTAGTAATTTTGCACTTGCCGAGGTGGCGAAGAATGTTGGTACACTTGCACATCATTCCATTCAGGAAATCGGTGGAGATATTATTTTCTTAGCTGCGGATGGTATTCGTACAATTGCTGGTACAGCAAGAATTGGTGACGTGGAATTGGGTACTGTTTCTAAACAAGTACAAGACAGAATTAATGAGATTAAATATGATAATGTAACTGCTACAGTTATAAGAAATAAATCACAGTATAGGTTATTTTATCCAGTAACAGGAGGTTTAGAAGCAAGTCAAAAAGGATTGATTGCTGTAATTAAAGTAAATCCTAATACTAATCAAATGGGTTATGAATATTCTGATATTAAAGGATTGAAAGCAGCTTGTTGTGATTCAGAATTAATAAGTAATGTAGAGACTACAATTAGCGGTGGGTATGATGGATATATCTACAAACAGGATTCAGGAAATGTTTGGACTAGAGCTGGTGGTACTACAAATATAGATGCTACGTATCGTTCACCAGATATAACAATGGGAGATCCGGGCATTAGAAAAACAATGCAGAGAGTAAACTTAAACTGGAAACCGGAAGGAGCTGTAAGTGCCAGTTTATTTGTACGATACAATTACGATGATGTTAATACTCCACAACCAAATGTATTTACATTGAGTACTTCTGGAAGTGGTGCGGCATATGGTGTTGGTGTATTTGGTACGGCAGCATACGGACAAGGTGACTTACCTATAACAAGGCAGACAGTAGAAGGATCAGGTTTTGCTGTAGCTGTTAAAATTACAGATACAAGCAGTAATATTCCTTTTTCAATAAAAGGATTTCAATTAGAATTTACACCGGGAGGAAGGGCATAAGATGGCAACTTATACAAGACAGAGTTCATCAGGAATTGTTGACGGAGGAGTGATTGAGGCTTCTGATTTAAATAATGAATTTAATCAGTTAGCATCTGCTTTTCTTCAACCTACATTTGGAGTAGGAACAGCAGGTACTGATATCGTAATGACATTTGACGGAGAGACAAATGATGGTGTTATTACGTGGATGGAAGATGAAGATTTATTTAAATTTTCTGACGCAATAAATGTTGGTGTTGATGGCACTGGACATGATGTAAAGTTTTTTGGAGATACTTCTGGAAGGTATTGGTTATGGGATCAATCAGCAGATGGAGTTGTACAGATTGGAACATTAACCGTAGGAGTTGATGATGCAGGACACGATGTAAAGTTTTTTGGAGATACAGCAAGTGCTTATATGTTGTGGGATGCTTCAACAGATGATCTAGTTTTAGCAGGTGCAGCAGGTATTGATCTTGCTGGTGATATAGATGTTGACGGTACAGCTAATTTAGATAATACAGATATAGACGGTACACTTGCTGTTGATGGTACAACTATTTCATTAGATGCAACAACATCATTAAACATAGATAATTCTAATACCTCAAATGGTATTACTATAGGTACTGCAACATCTGGTGTACCTATTTCAATCGGACATTCTACTTCTGAAGTAACTATTAATGATAATCTTACTGTTACAGGAACTTTAACTTTAGGCTCAGGTGCAGAACTAGCAGAAGCCGAATTAGAAATGCTAGACGGAATTACTGCAGGTACAGTTGCTGCAAGTAAAGCTGTTGTTGTTGATGCAAATAAAGATGCAGCTAGTTTTAGAAATGTAACTCTAACAGGTGAATTAGATGCTGCAACTTTAGACATATCTGGAGATGCTGATATAGATGGCACATTAGAAGCAGATGCTATAACTGTGGATGGCACAGCTTTAGCTACATATATTAGAGATACAGTTGGAACTAATATGCTTTCTAGTAATACTGAAAGTGGTATTACAGTTACTTATGACACAACAAATGATAATATTGATTTTGCGATTGATGCAGCACAAACTGGTATTACTTCTCTATTAGCAACAGATATTAAAATTGGTGAAGACGACCAGACAAAAATAGATTTTGAAACAGCTGATGAAATACATTTTTATGCAAATAATGTTGAGCAGGTTTATCTTGGTGATAATATATTTGGCCCACAATCAGACAGTGATGTTGATTTAGGTTCTTCAAGTGTAAGATGGAAAGATGCTTATATTGATACAGTTACAACAACAGGTAATGTTACTGTAGGAGGAGATTTAACAGTTACCGGTGATGACATTACTATGGGTACCAATACAAGCGGTGCTGCTTTAATTGCTGACGGAACAAACTTTAATCCTGTTGTAATTTCTGGAGATATTTCAATTGGTACTGATGGTGTAGCTGCTATTGGTTCTGGGGTTATTGTAGCTGCAGATATTGCTTCTAGTGCAATAGAAACTGCAAAAATAAATGCTGATGCAGTAACAGGTGCTAAAATAGCAGATGATGCTATTGATTCAGAACACTATGCGGATGGCTCTATTGATACAGCACATATTGCTGATGACCAAGTTACATTGGCTAAAATGGCAGGACTTGCAAGAGGAAAGATTATCTACGGAGATGCAAGCGGTAATCCAGCTGCTCTTGCTGTAGGTTCAAACGGGCAGGTATTAAAATCTGATGGGACAGATATATCTTGGGGTTCTGCAGCGGGAACAGCAGCTGATGATATAGGTACAGGAGACGGTGCTGTAACTATTGCAACATCTTCTGGTAATATAACTATAGATGCACAGGCTGGTGATAGTGATATTATCTTCAAAGGAACTGACAATACTTCTGATATTACAGCATTGACACTTGATATGTCTGATGCTGGTAAAGCTATATTTAATGCAGGTATTTCTATAGCTGATGGTGGTAATATAGGATCAGCTTCTGATGCAGATGCCATAGCAATCGCTTCAGACGGTGTAGTAACCATGAACCAAATACCAGTGTTCAGTGCCGGTATTAACGTATCTGGTGGTACAATTGCTGGTACACTTGCTACTGCTGCACAGGCAAACATTACAAGTTTAGGCACGCTTACAGCGTTGACTGTAGATGATGTAGCTATCGATGGTAAAGTAATGACCATGACAGGCTCAACAGATGACACTGCTGTATTTACTGTGGCTACAAATGGTGCGTTAACTATAGAAACAACAGACACTGCTGCTGCAGCTGCGAACATACAGATAACAGCAGATGGTACTGCTGAACTTGCTGGTACTACTGTAACATTAGATTCTGGAGCAGATATAGTGCTTGACGCTGCAGGTAACAACGTGACATTTAAATCTGCTGGTACATCAATATTAGATTTTAGTAACAGCTCAAGCGATGCTGTAATTACTTCTAGTGTGCAAGATAAGGATATCATATTTAAAGGAGATGACGGTGGTAGTGCTGTAACTCCTCTGACTATGGACATGTCTGCAGCTGGTAAGTTGCTGTTAGGTGCCGGTGCTGTAGGTAGCACGTTGACAGACACATCCAATTCTGGTAGTATCACATTAGATTTTGATACCTATCAAAACTTTGTACTTACAGCAACAGGAAATATAACATTAGCTAATCCGTCTACGGAATCAGTAGGACAATCAGGAATTATTGTACTCATTCAAGACGGTACTGGAAGTAGAACATTATCATTAGGAACAGATTATGAAACCGCTGGCGGATCAGGTCTTACAATTTCAACAGCTGCGAGTGCCGTTGATGTTATACCATATTTTGTTAAGGCATCCGGGTCAATTCAATTGGGAGCACCACAACTTGCATTTGCTTAGGAATATATATGTTTAAGGGTGAATTTTTTCATACTACCTCTGCTGCTGCTGGATTTTATAGTCATCAGATAGAACAATCAGCTAGATTTGATAGAGCTAGTGGTTCTTATATGCAAAGGACTATAGGAACACCAAGTAATGTAGACAAAGGAACTTTTAGTTTATGGTTTAAAAAAACACTAAATGGTGCATATGTGCAACTATTTCATACGATTGAGTCATCTCAAGGAATTAATGTGATATTTTATGATACTGATAAGTTATACTCAGATGTAGCTGCTGGAAGTGATGCTGGAAATTCAGATGCTGTATTTAGGGATACTACTGCTTGGGGACATTTAGTGTTTAGAGTAGATACCACAGAAAGTTCTAATAATGACAGAGTGCGAGTATATTTAAATGGCTCACAGTTAGATGGTTTTACTGGTTCAATATCACAAAATACAGATTATAAACTTAACAAAAGTGGAAATGTACTTTATCTTGGACATAATACTGGTGCTACTTATAATTATGATGGTTATTTAGCAGAAGTAATTTTTACTGATGGACAATCATATGCACCTTCACAGTTTGGTGAAACTAAAAATGGTGTGTGGATACCAAAAGACCCAAGTGGTACAACATTTGGTGATAATGGTTTTCATCTTAAATTTGAAGATGCAAGTGATTTAGGTAATGATAGTTCAGGAAACAATAATGATTTTTCAGTAACAAACATGGGAACAGACCATCAAGTTTCTGATAGCCCCACATTTGGGAGTTAATTAATATGGCAAGTAGTGGAAATTTTGCAGTTTTAAATGAAATATATAGAGATGGTGGAGGAACTTCAGCAGGAACTGTAAGTCATGGAAATTTAAGAGGAGTTGTTAATTCTAATTCTGTTCAAAGCAGTATGGCTATGCCCTCTGGTAAATGGTATTTTGAAATGTATGGAGATGGAGGTAGTGGAGTAGCTCTTGGTATAGGAACAGCAGGACATAATTCATCAACAGAATTAGGATATAATAGCCCTGCTTCAGCATCAGGAACACAAGTAGTATATTTTAGAGGAGATAATAATCCACCTCAAGTTTATGCAGGAGCAGTACATGATGGTTCTGGTCGTACTAATACAGAGTATAGTGGAACAGCAGGAACTTCTTCAACTATAGTAGGTATTGCTGTAGATATGGATAATGGTAAAGTATATTTTTCTGTTTCAGGAAGTTTTACAGATGTAAGAAGTGGGCAAGACCCTGCTAATGGAACTAATCCTATAGCTGCTGCTTCAGGAGGATTAGTATCTATAACTATGGATACAACAAAGACATGGTTTCCTATGATAGGAGGATGGGCAGCTGCTAATAGAACTTGTTATGTTAATTTTGGACAAGACTCTACATTTGGTGGAGATGTTTCAGCAGGTGGTAATGCAGATGCTAATGGCTTTGGTGATTTTAAATATGCACCACCAACAGGATTTTTAGCTTTATGTTCAGCTAACTTACCCATATCAGATGACATAGACCCTGCAGAAACTGATGATGATTATCCTGCTAAACAATTTAATACAATTCTTTATA